TGGCAAGGTAGCTCAGTATACCTATTTGAATGTACTGGTGGAGTCCACGTCTAACTCGAAACGGCGTAGGTTATGTGAGTGTAGCGCACTACCCTTTTGCTGTCCTAGACAGTTAATTAAGAAGCGCGAGGTGTCATAGTAGTCCAACTATGATTGATTTGTATAGCGAGGCGGTCTATCTTATCACTAAAATAACAAAATATATTGCCCTCCTTGTGAGGGCTTTTTTGTGCATGTCCTAAAAAAATTCTTGACAAATTTCTTAAAGTTCAGTATAATAGTGTTAACAAAAATTGAGAGGACTACGATGACGAATGTAATTAATTTTCCAACTGAACAGCAGAAACGAAACAATCTAAAGAAAAAACTCAACTATTTAATTACTGAGATGGAAGACCAATACAAAGACATGGAAGCTCTAATGCAGGACTTCTACGCAATGGAAGACGAGGTAGCAAGAATTGAGGCAGAGTACGAAACAATTCTAAAAGAGTATGCTAGAAATATTGACCTTGCAGATATGGAAGCTCGTTTTCTTTCCTACAGCAACCTAACACAAGCAGTTTGGTGCGGGGATAGTAAAACAATACAATTTGGACTGGGTGATTTACTAAAGGATGATGACGAATGAACTATAATGACAGAGAGACAGAGTATCTTGTTGAAACATACAGGCAAACCCCCACACCTGAAACAGTTACAATGCTAGCAGATGAGCTGGGAAAGAGTAATAAGTCGATAATAGGAAAACTATCAAGAGAGGGAGTATACCAACGGTCGGTTTATGTATCTAAAAGCGGGGAAGCCCCTATTACAAAAATAGATTTAGTTAGCTTGATTGCTAGCAATTTAGATTTAGACGATAAAAGATATTTGTTGGAGGGGTTGGAAAAAGCTCCCAAGCAAGTGCTAATACTACTACAGGAGGCTACAAAAGATGTTTGAATGGTATAGTGTAGTTTTACTTCTCTGCGGGGTCTCAACAGACAGTTGCGAGACGATTGCTCTAGAAAAATTTCATAAAACGCAACATGCATGTATTCTCGCACTGGATGAATACGAAAAAACAAATGGCAAAGAGCTAGCAAAGAAAGAGAGGTACATAATGTCAGGAGTTTGTATCGATTGGAGATTTCAAGTACAAAAGATGTCTATTTGACCCCGCTGCGGGGATAATGCAAGTAGCCCTCCACTAGAGAGGGCTTTTTATTACTTGTGTAGGGAGCTACGCTCCCGTCACTAGCGCTACACGATAGTTTAAGTCTAGAAAAACATGACGTATACGGGAGATAATCTAGAAAAATTAACCTTAATTGATGGGAAGAGGAAAAGACCAAAAATAATTTACAAATTGTGAGCAATTTACCGTATTTAGTAAAAATTTTTTTAAAAATGGTGGTGGTTGTGGAAAAGGGATTTTCACTTCAGAGTTTCTTATTGTTACACATCGGTCACTCGTAGAGGTATTAAATTATCGTGACCGAATATTAATTATTCAAATCAATCAACTGTTATGAAACAGTTATATTTCCGTTGCGAAGATCAGATAATCGGTTAAATATTGGAATAACTAACTGAGCGGGGGCTCCTTTTATTCCGCCCCCACAGTGAATCATCATTCCAATTTAAACAATTATCTTCTAGCTTTGAAGAAGAATTATTAAATCTTATTGTTCATCAATTATTTATTTATTATATCACACTTTTTGAAATCTGACAAGGGGTCTTTTTTCTCACCTCAATTGAAAGAATGGATTCATTAGTATTTCACCTACGTAAAAATATTCTTTTCTTTATAATCCCTTACTGCCGCCTTGATTGCATCTTCAGCAAGAACACTACAATGTATCTTTACTGGCGGCAATGCGAGTTCTTTTGCGATCTCAGTATTTTTAATTGCAGCGGCATCATCCACTCTTCGTCCCTTTACCCACTCCGTAAGAAGAGAAGAACTAGCAATAGCAGAGCCGCATCCATAAGTTTTAAATTTTGCATCAGTAATAACTCCATCTTCGACTTCAATTTGAAGACGCATGACGTCGCCACAAGCAGGTGCTCCCACCATGCCCGTGCCGACATTTCTTTTAGCTGCATCCATTTTTCCAACATTTCTTGGATTTTCATAGTGATCGATTACCTTCTCTCCGTATGCCATTTTATGGTTGTCCTGTCATTCCTTGAACAGCTAAAACTCTTTCAAGGTCGGGAGGGCAGTAGTTCTTGCCCTTCAATACTTTTCCATCCTCTCGATACAGTACCTTTCCATCTTCAAGTTTACTCATGTTCGATTCGTGTACTTCTTCAAAAGTTTGATTGAGATCAATTCCCATTGCTTGACCCATGCCATAGACAACATAGAGAATATCAGTAAGTGCATCAGCAACTCCAACCATATCTTGTCCATCTACAGCATCGTGTAGCTCATCAACCTCTTCATCAATCAACTCCATACGAAGTTGTACAATCTCTTCCTCCGGCCAGATGGGAGCACTTCTCACATCTTGACCGAATGTGTGCATAAACTGTCTTACTTTACATTGATTTGTTATCATTTTATTCTCCTCTACTGCCTCAAGTATTTTCATTTTCGCATAATGATCCAGATAGCTCGAACGATATAGTTCCTTTACTACCTCTGTAATACTTTCTATTTCTTCAGGCATTGCTTGTTACTCCTCGTCGAGTAAGTTCATGTCGAATCTTTTGAAGTCCCTTCGGGGTCAGAGCAGACCCTTTCATGTCTGAAATCAGTTGACTCGTAGGAATTGTGTGTATGTAGTAATTGTGTATAATTCCTTTTCGGTCTTTTACAGATGGCTTGTATTTAATTGGCATTGAAATATTCCTCTATTTGTTTTGCTTGTCGTGTGGTTTGTTCCGTAATTTCTTTCATTCGCTCTTCCTGCTCTCGCACTTCTTCTGCCTGAAGAGAAGTACGAATTGTAAGGTCAGGCAAGTTTACTTTCGGCTTGAGTTCTGGAAACTGTAGTATCTTTTTCATAGTTGTTGCCTTCGTTTCTCTCTCAGTTTGGCGGCAGCTTTCTTTTTATTGCGTCTTGTAGAAGGCTTCTCGTACTGCTCTCGCTCTCGAACTTGAAGAAGTTTATCGCTCTCTTTCAGTTTTCGTTTCATTATCTTCAACGCTCCTTCTACATTCTCATTTCTCACTCGTATTTTCAAACTTAATTCCTCTTTTTCTTAAATAAAAGACTTGGCTTCTTATAGCCCCTACGCTTCTACCTTCTAAAACTTCTTGCAGCAATTCAATCTCTAAATTGTAGTAATTCTTGGTAAGAACTCTACGCTCTGCTTCAGTCCAAGGTTTCCTTTTATATTTTTTCATGAGAGTATTATATCGAATTTTAAGTACTCTGTCAAGATAAATTTTTCTTTCGTATTCGAAATAACATTCAAAAAATACTCCTTGACAAAAAACATAAAAATCGGTATAATATACATTTAAAAGACCCATAAACCAACTCATAAGGAACTCACCATGCCATTAGAACTTCTAGCAATTATTTTATTTTCGGTCTGGGGTTCAGGAATGACTTCATATCATCTTGGTCGGAGAGTAGGAATTGAAGACACAATTCAACAGCTCGCAAAGCAAGGCTTCATAGAGTTAGAGGATGAATGAGAAAGTTATGGAGAATCTGGGCACAGAGCCTAGGTGAAAAAGTAGGAGAAACCGATACACAGGCAGATACAATCGCCATAATCCGAACCATCTGGTGGTTCACTCACATGGCAACTTGTATCTTTATTATACTAAACGCTATTGCGAATCACGGATGGGGATTATTATGGTAAATTATGAATGTGAAAGTGTAGAAAACGGTAAAACCAAATGGATAGTGTTAAAAGATGAGAGAATATTAGTAATTACTACGAGCGAAGAACTTGCTATGAGATTCTACAACGAAGCTCAGGGCAGTGCAATCGCGCACTAACGTGCAATTTCGCACAAAGAGAAGAGAGGAGGTAAAGTTACCCATATGACTGCAAGGGAAGTATATGATACGGCCTGTGTATTTTGTGGAGCAGTGAGAGATTTAGCTGTTCTAGCATTTATATTTTCAGTACCCGCTTTAATTATTATAGCAGAGACTTATTAGGAAAAACGCATGAATAGAAAAAGAGTTCGCAAACAATTAGAAATCGACGAAGGTGTGGTCTACGAAGTTTATAACGATCACTTAGGCTATCCTACATTTGGTATTGGACACCTTATACTCAAAGATGATCCTGAGTATGGGTTAATGATAGGAGCTTCTGTGTCGCCAAAACGAGTAATCGAAGCCTTCAACAGAGATTTAGATATTGCCATTACAGAATGCGCTCTTCTCTACGACTGCTGGCACACATTACCAGAGGAAGTCCAAGAAATATTAGTAAACATGCTATTCAATCTTGGACGTCCTCGACTGGGAAAGTTTAAAAACATGAACAAAGCAATCGCATCACAAGATTGGAGACTTGCTAGTATCGAAGGCACAGACTCGCTTTGGTACCAACAGGTAGGAAACCGTGCAGAACGGTTAATGACGAGGTTAAGGAATGTCACTAGTTAATGCATTGATAGGACCAGCAACAAGCCTGCTCGATAAATTTATCGAGGACAAAGACCAGAAGGCAATGTTAGCTCACGAAATATCTACAATGGCCGAGCGACATGCTCAAGACTTGGCAAAAGGACAGTTGGAAGTCAATAAAGTAGAGGCCGCAAGCAAGAGTATGTTTGTAGCAGGATGGAGACCCGCAGTAGGGTGGGTATGTGTTACAGGTATGGCCATGAATTTTATACTTATACCTATGGGTAACTTTGCCTTAATGGTAGTAGATTATGGTGCAAAGATACCAATGGTAGACACAAGTCAAATGATGCCAGTGCTTATGGGTATGTTAGGACTGGGCGCAATGAGAACCGTTGAAAAGATACAAAAAGTATCAAGGGAGAAATAAAATGAGAACATTTGCATTGATGATATTTCTATTATCAGGATGCAGTAATTTGGATCAAGGACATGGAAAGGAGCTAGATCCTAACCTGAGTTCAGATCAAGTAAGAAAACCAGGATCAAATTATATTTGGTATTGTACAGGTAGACATAAAATAACTTCGGAGTGTGGCTGGATAAGAGAGTCCGACCTTCGAAGAATACTAAAAAGGTTTTAGAATGAAAAATCCAGTAGCAAAATTTGCACACAAGTTCAATAAGTCTTATGCTCATGCAGACAAGACAAAGTATGATCGTGTCAAAGAAAAATGTACTCACTGGGACTTAGACTACCTGTCTTATAATGAATTAGAAAAAAGGACAAAGGAAAAGAAATAAATTATGAAAAAATCACTATTAAATGCAATCAACCAGATCTCCACTACTGAAGAGATGAATGAAGTAATTGATTTGATTAGACTAAAGCAAAAGCAGATAAGAGATATGAAATCTTCTAAAGTTAAGTCTTCTCTTAAAGTTGGAATGAACGTGAAGATTGATGGTAAAAATGTTGGCCTTCTATCCTCTTACTATAAAAATGGTGTTAAATTTGGTGTAGTCGAAAAAATCAAGTTGAAGAAAGCTATTGTTAAGATTGATGGTAGACTTTGGGATTGTCCACTAACTATTATTGAGGCTGCAGACAAGACAAAGTATGATCGTGTCAAAGAAAAATGTACTCACTAGGACTTAGACTACCCGTCTTATAATGAATTAGAAAAAAGGACAAAGGATGAACATAATAACAGAATTGATGAGTAGAGAGGCAGACGTACTCTCACAGCTCAACCCAGACCTTGTAAAAGTAATAGAAGAAGCACGAAACATTGGAGAGTTAACATTTGTTGCAGTCGATGGCAAGCGTTCAAAAGAAAGACACAAACACTTTTGGTACAAAGGCGAAGCACCTGATAGTGAGATTCCGAGACAGTTTGGAGCAGCAGTAACACTTTTTGTATTTCTAGAAGAGATTCCGTGCTTTTCCAAAGAGATATACATCGAGCTTGCAGAGTGTATGAGATTTGCAGGAGAAAACCTAGAAATACCTATGTGTTGGGGCGGAGCAGAAGACCCAGAAGAAGGGTACGTAGATATTACACAGTTTGCTGGACTACAAATGGAGCAGATATATACTGAATGCTACAGTAAAATGATTGATTCAGAAAAACAATTTAATCCCCGACTACAATATTTTGAGCTGTACTTAGATTAATTCTTGACAGTTTGCATAAATATGCGTATAATATCTCTTATTCAATAAAATTATAGCTAGAGGTTTCCCATCAATTTATTTTATCTCGATTCCGATCTCGACAAGTGTGCCGAGTATCATGTAGACAAGCACATTGTAAAAATGCCGCTAGAAGTGGCTCAGATAATGTGTACTACTATCTGGATTGACGTTCATCTCGGCTTTATACCTCGGGCACTCAATAAGTCAGAAAACGATCAGCTTAATGCACTCAAGAAAGAAATCAAACATCTTCCACCAGAGGAACGCCCTCTTACCCCTTACCTGCCTATGATGTATAATCACCCTTGTACAATCTGGGCACGGTCATCTTTAGATAACCATGAATGGACTCATTGTTACGGTAATGCTCTCAATGAGGAGTATTACTATAGATATGGAAAGCGTCACAAATCTGTGGCTGTTATCAATAATTTACCTCTACCAACACGCATGGAGCGTCTTGGATTCACAGAGTTCGGACTGGCAATGCCAGACGTACTGAAAGACTATGATAATCCAATTCAATCCTACCGTGACTACTATCACCTTGACAAAGCAACATTTGCGAGTTGGAAGTATCGAGAAAAGCCGTCTTGGTGGAACGAAGACTACGCTGACTATGACAAAAGGATCACCGCATGAACGTAAGACTTATATCTCCAGAGGATCACATCTTCGAGAATCTTCTGGACGACATTGCATATATGGCAAGAGTTTCAAATCCAAGCAATCAAATGAATACAGAGACAAACGAGAGACTAGTACGATATCTTATGAAGCATAACCATTGGAGCCCCTTCGAAATGCGCTCAATATGCTTAGAGATAGATACTACTCGTGACATTGCTCGTCAGATTCTGCGTCATCGCAGCTTCTCCTTTCAGGAGTTTAGTCAGCGATACGCCGAGCCAAAGGAAATGGGTTATCCATTTGAACTAAAAGAGGCACGAATACAAGACGAAACAAATCGTCAGAACAGTATTGAACTTGACCCAGATATGGATGGCCATGCTACTCTACAAGGACAGTGGGTTAACTATCAAAAACGAGTTATAGATGCTGCAGAAGCCGCCTATAAGTGGGCAATAGATAGTGGTATTGCAAAAGAGCAAGCACGTGCAGTATTGCCAGAAGGTCTTACCAAGAGTCGTATGTACATGAATGGAACAGTGCGTTCTTGGATACACTACATCGAATTACGTTCTTCTGTAGAAACTCAAAAAGAACACAGGCAGATTGCTATAGCCTGTGCAGAAGCAATCTCCCCTATCTTTCCAATGATATCGGAGTTTGTTCATGGACAAGATTAAAACAACAGCTTTTCTGGGAGTATTTGAGGAAAAGCTACAAAGACAGAAGATAGCCTTACAAAAAGAATTAGAGGTATCAAAATCGGACAGGCGAATAGACTGGATGAAATCGCAGATTAAAGCCTGTAAAAAACTTAGGAATCTCATTCGTGAGATGAAGAATGAGATGGACGTAAAATGCCCTCATTGTGGAGAAACTCTGTAGTGACACATTATATATCGCCCTGTGTAGGAACTTGCCTGCTAGACCCTGAAACAACAGAATGTATAGGATGTCACAGAAACGTCGAAGAAATACAACACTGGAATACCTATTCTGCTGAAGAGAAGAATGAGGTTCTTATACGAGTAGCAAAGGTAAAACAACAACAATTTGAAAAAATAAGGAAAACATATGCAAGGTAGAAAGTTTGATAATGAAAAGCCTAAAATGTATCTTTTGCCTCCAAAAGCAATCGTAGAAGTAGCTAAAGTATTAACCTTTGGTGCAGCTAAGTATGACGAAGACAACTGGCGATACTTAGAAGATGCTCAGAATAGATACAGTGGCGGTGCACTTCGGCACATATTCTCACATCTGGATGGAGAGCTACAAGATCCAGAAACAAATTTGTCGCATATAGCTCATGCTATATGCTGTTTAATGTTTAAATTAGAGTTGGAGTTAGAAAATCATGGCGAGATTGAAACGACGAGTGAAGAAGAAAGACTACGAGGACTTGAGCGA